GATGTATACATAAGACGATATAGCGACCGATAAAGTGCTGTCCTTGTTAGTGTCCTGAAACCACTCTATCTCCTCCCCTGCATCCGAAAGAATTACACAAGGGCAGGCGTAGGACTCTGGAAAAAGAGTTATGTTTGATGTTTCTGGCACGATGTAAACGCGGCCTTCTAAGTAATCCAGGGTTGCGCTTGCGTTTATCGCGTCCCTTATCTCTTTAAGTAAAACAATCACGCTAGATACCTATCCAGTAGATCAAGGATTTCTGCTTCATCCTGAGTCTGGATCATCACGAACGGTCTTTTGACCACACCGATCCCTTCTTGATGCTTAAATGCGTATTCAACCTGTGACCCAATGGGCGGGGCCCCCTGCTTAACACTGCCGAACTTGGTGCCTTGTAATTTCTCGCCTACATTCTGGACACCGATAGCGGCGGAGGATTTGTCAATGCGCCAACCTATTGACGCTCTAAGCAAGCCGGTGTCAACTAAGGTTTCCCCACTTACATTAACCCCGTCTTTTCTTAGGCCCCCTTGCGACAAAGCCCTGTTTGAAGGCTTCCATTTATTCGGCCTCCCTTGCTCTTTAAAGTTGAGCAAAATTGAACGATGTATCTTTATTCCGACACGATTCCAGAATGGAGATTGGTCACGTAGCAAAGCTATCTTGCGTTGGATCTCCGGTGTTACGTCGTCTCTTATTGATATTCCTGTTCCCATTAAACTTTAAATACCTTGTAAGGTGAAAGAAGCTCCCTAGCGTCCATAGGTAAGGCCAATCTGACCGGCTGAGTGTTTTGCCCCCTTTGGTTTAGGGCCTTCGTTTTTCTGTTGGAATAAAGGGCATCCACAGCCCGGACTATTGCCGTCTTAATGGCTTGCGGGATATCAGCTTTAGTCGCGTAACCAGCAATAAACCTAATCACAAACCCGTTAACTACTTTCAGTGTAGTGGAGGGCCACACAACACCAGTTTTTAAAGCTATGCGCCCCGGTGAGGAAACCGTATCGACCACATAGCTTGATTCCGAAAAGACCGTGGAGATCTCAAAAGCGTCAATGGTGGTGATGCTGGTAATTGAGGACAAAGGGGCATTTGGTATCTCAATCACGCTCTCTCTAGGCACTGAGTCCATGAAATAGTCCCAAGTCTGGGGCATTAGCACTCGGCCTAAATAAGTCTCCACTAAAGCCGTCACCGATACATTCAAACCCCGGACAAAAGAATCGTCTCCCGTGGACTTATCAAGCCCTCGGATCTGTTCCTTAAGCTCCGAAAGCAATACCGGCTCCACTGTTGGCGCTGTGACTAAATTAAGCATTTATTTAGTCTTGCCGCCTCGTTTGCGCCTTCCAGTGGGTCTGATCATCTTATCGACATTAGGCCCAGGTTCGTCTTGAACTTCTTGCCCCCACCCCTCACGGACAAAAACCATCCCTAGTCCACGGGGGAAAGTGTAAGTCCCCCCCGCTTCATAAGTAATGACTTCTACCCCGTTGGGTGATCCGTCCGTAGTCTTGTTGACTTTGATCCGCATCACTTACCCCTTTAGGTTAAAGGATTGTGTCTTGCCGCCCCACGGACGATTGACGCGCTCATGACAAGTGAAGGCGAAGTGCCTCCGATTGCTGTGATCGCCTGCCGGACATAACGCTTTGAGCCTTTATATCCAACGCGGGCGATGAGCTGGTCTAAAGCCCCTGTGATCTGTACGGGCTGAACCCCTTCAAGGTCTGCCGCAGCGATTGCCGTAAAAGTGGAGTCATCGCTTGACTCTTGGAGCTGGAGCGTCATAGTTGGGGAGGTTCCGCCGAATACTCCCACGTCATAAACAAACAACGCCCCCTCATATCCTTGCAAGTCTGCGCTTGATCCGTTTGCGGTAGCAGTGAAAGTTCCTGCTTCGAGGCTTTTCACCACATCAACGGTTGATTGCATGTCCTTCATATTATTTCTCCTTTATTCTAGGGGAGTCTTGAAGACCTCCCCACTTCATCCGTTAATTAAACAGAAACTTTGTGCTTAATGATGGCCTCTTTCAAGACAACCTGTCCGCCAACTCTCCGGGTGGTGAAAAACTTCACAAACCCTTTGGAGGTGAATGGATCGCGAAGCACATTGATTCCGGCCCGGTCAACAATCGTGTAAGCGGCCCTCAAATCACCAAAAAGTATTGGGAATGAGTTTGCGGCAATCGTGGGCATATCAGGCGCTTCAACATAAGGTCGATCAAGAATAGTGCTAGGCACTGAACCTGCAAGCCCCGGCTGCCATAGGTACTGGTTCTGGCTATCCTTGAGCTTCCGGATGTCCCGGATTGAAGTCCGGTTCAAAACAAACGTCGAGTTCCGGGCATAAAACGTTTTAAGACCGAAAGCTAGATTGATAATCCCGTCCGCCGTTAATGCCGCAGCGCTTCCCGAATTCACCTCCGTCAAGCCGGAAACCGTCAATATCCCCTCCGGCTGCCCTACGCCTGTACCACTCAAAAACCCTTGGTTCTCTACAACCGCAAAACGCTCTGCAACCTTACGATTCATCCATGCTTCGAGATTCGTGGACGGATCAGATAAAGCCGAACGGCTGATTTGTGGCTCTGCATACTGTTCATGAGTCGGAATCTCTTCCATCCGAAGTTGGCCTGTAGTGGTTTCCGTCGGATTTTTCCTCTCAGATAACCACCCAGAACCCCACGCGGTTGAATCATCTCCCATGATCTGCAAACTATTTCCTTGAGAAATACTTTCGACTGTGCAGAGTGACCGGATTGGAGAAACTTCGACTAGCGTCTCAATGAAGCGGGCGCTGAAATTCTCCGGCATTGCGAAGCCACCATCCGGGTCTGAATCGGTGGTAAGAGACTTTGTAACAAGCTCTACCTGATCTGGGGCCATGCCTTGTAATCCTTTGCGAAGATAAGAATCAAAAGCGTCGTTGTATTTTCGGGCTTTCTCCTTGACTTCTCCCTCTGCGCCACCTTGATCCGTCCGTTTCGCTTTGGTTTCCATAAGGTCAAGCCGCTTCTTGATCCCTTTTTCTACCTCGTCCATGCGGTCGCTGATTTTATCTACCGACTTTTTGACGATTGCAGATCCGCTATCAGCCTTTTCAAGATTAGAACGTAGCTTGGAGGTCAATTCCCCTAGCTCGTCCTGTAATTTCTTAATTCCTTCGTCCATTTTCAACACCTCACTTTAATAGTTTATTAAGTTCGTCCATTTTTTCACGCAATGACTGGAACATGTCCGGGTCATCCGCTTTGATACTTGGCGGCTCTTTGGCGAGTGCCTGTCTTAAAATTTCAACACCTTCTTCACACTTGAAAAACCGCATCAACTGAGCATCCGTCATTCCTAGCCGCTTAACTCCTGTGACCAGGGCTTGATCGTTTGCGCCCCAAGGCACAAGAGAAAATTCCCATAGTTTGACTTCCTTAATTCTTTTAATGGTGGGGTTTTCTTTGTCTGCCACGGCTTTTATGATTTCGAATCCGATAGACATCTCATCAAGAACTCCGTCCCTCATAAGGGTCAACACGTCCTTACCTAAAGATGTTCCTGAGATGCGGCCCTTAACGAACAACCCGTTCCGATCTTCCTTCATCTCAACAGGCTTACCGATTAAGTCCATGTGTTCAAATAGTATTTTTACCCGATGTCCGTGTTCTAGAAGGGTTTTCTTGAAGGCTCCTTTGTCAATCACATCGCCGTCACTGTCAACATTCCCGAAAGTAGAAGCGTGGCCCTGAAATGTGCCTTCCTCAAGATTGACCTCACTAGCCTTAAATTCTACTGATTTTCGCAACATTTCCATTATTCGCCCTCAAAGAAAATCGTACACCTACAGTTGATAACCTCCGATGCAGGTGCGCCCAAACTTCCGTCCGCTGGGAACTTCAACCTACTTCCGGTTGACAAGACGAACACCCCATCAATATCAACGCTCTCCCCGTCCTCCCCCAGATGTGCGGATCTAGTTCTAATGTCTCTCGTACTGTTGTGAATTATCAGGCAATTGGCTATCATCCAACCTAAACTAGTGGTATAATCGTATACATGGCGGCTAGAAGAAAAGACCTTGATGCTCTTGCATCTGTCATAAGCGATAAATTCAGGAAGGGAATGTCTGTATACGCTCTCACTATCGAGTACCGCTGTTCCGCCGACAGAATCAAGGTGTGCCTCAGGATGTGTGGAGTCGCAACAAGATCCACCTCCGAAGCCGGATTTATTAGGGTGAGTAAAGACCCCGAAGCCGCTAGTCGGGCTGGTCGCATTCTCGCTAAATCCAACATTGGAAAGAGGATGACTAAGGAAGCCTTGGTCAATAGAGCTAAGGGCAGGCAAGCCACCCAAAACGAAGTCGGGAAATTTGAGGAGGATCTTGCGGTATCTCTCGGACATGCGGGGTTCAAGGTCATCCCGCAACTTGCCATCGACCAATTCAACATCGACCTTGCTATCCCCCCTTACGCCATCGAGGTTCACAACTCCCGTCACCATCCCTCCACCCGAGCTTGGCTTATGAATAGAGTCGAACACCTCCTCAATCGTGGGTTCCACGTCATCTATATTTGGCACAGCCCCGGAAAATGGAGCGGTGAGTTCGACTTCCCTCTCGTAACTAAGCAGATCATCTCCGTTTTCAACGAACTGGGCTTCGATCCAACCGCGCCCCGTCAATACAAGGTGTTCAGGAGTGACGGTCAAGACCCTTCCAGAAATTGCCGTGATTTCGCAAAATCTCCCAGTGTGTAATCGCCTCGCAATATGGGTGATACCTACGCCAGAGACCTTAGTGCTTCCGTCTACACACAGCCAAGTTTTCTTTAAACCCTGAATACCCAAAGATTTAGCCCCTGCTAAACTGCCAAAATTAGAAGCCTGAATGACTTCCGTGCGAGCAATTATAGCCGCCCTTGCTTTCGTAAATTCCTCTGAATATCGTCTAGTTATTCGGGTAGCTAAAGCCTTTATACCTTCCCCAGCTAAGACCCCTGCCGCAAACTCTCGTCCGATCATTTTTTTAGTCGTTTCTAATATCAAGCCAGTCTTAAAGCCTTCTGCCTCTTCTAAGTAATTAAGTATTTCAGCGTCCACAAAGAATCTTTTTTGAGGATCTAAATCCTTCTTCTGAAAAGGTGCGCCGGACGTTTGTTTGCTAATATCTCCCACAACTGCATTAGCTAAGGCCCTCCCCACCGGCAAGAATATATTGCGTAACAGCTCGACCCATGCTTTTTTATTATCACGTCCGCCAATATCTTCAATCATGCTCTGTCTTAGAGTGTCAGGTGTGATCGAGTTGCTTGCGGATTCCATTAGCAAGGAAAGCTCATCATTGAATCTAGCCTTGACTAACCTCTCGACTCTAACTATCCATATTTCTCTGTGACGGTCTATGGTCTTCCACTGCGATTCCTTCTGCTGCTC